CGGGAAGGGCAACTGGACAAGCCCTTCAAGTTTGTCCACGCGGTCTACCCGCGCCCGATCGCGGAGCAGGGGGGCGGTTACGGGTCCGCCGGGATGCCCTGGGCCTCGTGTTGGGTGGAGCTCGAATCCAAGCACGTTGTGTTTGAGTCCGGATACCGCACTTTCCCGGCCGCGGTACCGCGTTATCAGAAGACCCCGGGTGAGGTGCACGGGCGCGGCCGTGGGGACATCGTGTTCCCGGACACCTGGACCCTGAACACGGCGAAGCGGATGGGGCTCGAGGATTGGGCCCTCAAGATCCGTCCACCACTGTTTACCAAACATGACTCGGTGATCGGGACGCTCAAGCTGGTGCCGGGCGGGCCGACGTCCATCAATACCCACGGGGGCCGGATCCAGGACGCGGTCATGCCGTACGACACCGGGTCCAATCCGCAGGTCTCTCAGATCAAGGAGGAAGAGCTTCGCCGGTCGATCCGCGAGGTGTTCTTCGTAGACGCGATCCGTCAGTTGATGCAATTCGAGGACAAGTCCAACACCCGCACGACCCGCGAGGAATTCGTGAGGAAGTTGGAGGTACTGTACCGCCTCCTCGGGCCGGTGTACGGGCGCCTGGAATGGGAAGGCCTGCACCGGATCGTGGACATCTCCTTCGATATTCAGTTGTCGGCAGGGGCCTTCCCTCCCCCGCCCCCGGAGGTGATGGACTCGGACGGCCAGATCGACATCACCTTCCAAAATCCGATCGCGCGTGCCCAAAGGTCGGGGGACGCGGAGGCCTTGACGTTGGCGGTCGGGGATTTGGCTCCTCTGGCCGAGATGTTCCCGCAGATTTTCGACCGGTTGGATCCGGACCGGATGGCCGATGGGATCTTCGATATCCGTGGGGTTCCGGCCAAGTGGTTGAGGGACGACCAGGAGATCGGGGCCCTGCGGGCGGAGCGGGCCCAATTGGCTCAGCGTGAAAATGCCCTGATGGAGATGGAGCAGATGGCCGGGGCGGCGGGGAAGGCGGCGCCCTTGCTGAAGGCGCTGCCTGGTGGGAAGATGCCGATGGGCATGGGGGCCCAGGAATGATGCTCCGGTCGGTACGCCAATGGTGGTCGGTCCGGTGGGGAAGTACCCCTCCTGATTTGGCCCGGGCGTATTCGATGGCCTTCTCCACCGGCCCTGGGCAACAGGTGCTGAAGCATCTGCTGGACAACGTGTACTGTACGGTTTACGAGGGGACCGACCCCCAGGCCGCGTTGGTACATAACGCGAGGCGTACAGTAGTGCAGGAGATTCTTCTCAACATTGATGCAGGCGACAGCCCGGATAAGTACCGGGTCGCCACGGAGGAACGTGATGCCATTGGATCCCCAGCTAGTTTCGCAGCTAACTGACGACATGACCGTCGAGGTGGACGGCAAGGCGATACCCCTGCGCGAGCATGCGTTTGTGAAGGAGGCCAAGGATTTTCCGTCTTTTGTCAAGACGGCCTTCGACGCGCATCGAGAGGTGGGCGCCCGTATCCCTCTCAAGGTGGACACCACCAAGCCGGAGTCTGTCAAAGCCTGGCGGGATGAGAACCTCCCCAAGCTGTACAAGGCTGGGGTTCTGACCGCGCCCCCCGCCTCCCCGGCCGAGTACGGGTTCACCAAGCCCGAGGAGCTCCCGCCCGGCATCACCTGGGACGATAAGAGGGGCGAGGAGTATGCCACCCTGGCCCATAAGCATGGCCTCTCCAAGGAGGCCGCGCAAGAGTTCATGGAGTTTCATCTCAAGTCCCTGACTGGCCAGGCCGCCGGTATCAAGACGTCCATGGAGGAGGGGATGGCGGCCCTCAAGAAGGAGTACGGAGACAAGTTCGAGGAGAGGCATGAACAGGCCAGCCGGTTGGCCGCCGCCATCTTCAGGAACGAGGCCGAGTTGGAGTGGTTCGAGAAGCTCGGTCTGGCCAACCACCCTACGTTCATGAGCGTGTTGATGCGACTGGCCCCGCTGGCGGAGTCGGATTCTTCGGTACTGGCGGGCCTGGGCGCGAGCGGCTCCGGCGGGATGACCGGCGAGGACGTCCGCAAGGAGCTCGCTGATATCATGGGCAACAAGGAGAACCCGAAGCACGCACTCTATTGGTCTCGTGACAAGGCGACCATGGAGTATGTGGACAACCTGTACAAGAAGGTGTACGGGGACGCCAAGGTCCAGATCGGCGGAATGGGGACGGGGGTCACGGCGTAAATGCCCCAGATCGACACTCATCCGGCCTATTACGAAAGCAGATCTGTTCTGCGTTCGTTCTTACCGGGTGAGATGCCTGCGGGGTTCGGGATTGGGTTGCGGGAGGCTCAGGAGCGCGAGATGACTGAGCCTCCTCGTAAGCATTCCGACCCTCGTTTGCAAGCGATTCTGGACCAGATCGCGGCCCGGCAACGGAAGAGCAAGGAGTTTATCCAGAACATGTCGCCGGCGGACATGGCTTTCGCAATCATGCGAAATGTACCCAGGAAGCACTGGGATACACCGCTGACCGAGTTAGGTCATTGGCCGCGCGGCAGTACGATAGCGGAGATCCGGAGAAACCCGCAGTTAAAGAACTACACCCCCAAGCAGGCGATCATGCAGCTTTTCGATCTTGACGCCCAGAGAAGGCGTCAGACGGCGGGAGGGAGATGACATGCCTCTAACAAAAAAGGGGACGTCGATCCTGCGCAAGATGGTCGAGCGGTACGGGGCCAAGAAGGGGAAGCAAGTGTTTTACGCGTCCGAGAACAAAGGCACCATAAAGGGGGTGCATAAGTGATGCAATACGCCGGAGTGGACGTCAACCACCCCCGGATCGTGGAAGCAATCAAGGCCTTGACCAAGCAAGGCAAGGAAAAATCCGAGATCCAGAAGCTCGTCGGCATGCCGTACGAGGTAGTGGACAAGCACATGCGTGCGGCCCGGGAGGAGATGAAGCGAGGTAAGTGATGCGATTCATGCCGGGGAGCCGTGCAGCCGGTCCGGCTAGGTTAGCTGCCGTGAGGCGCCGCGTTATGGCGAAGGTTGGGTCCGGGGTGGCCGGGAAGCCCACCGTTGAACATCTCGCGATAGGAGACTGAGATGTCAGCGACCGTTGATCAGGGATGGGTATATCGTTTCCACGATATGCTCATGCTCACGTACCAGCAGAAGGGCTCACTGCTCACGGGCGTCATCGCCCCGGAGAACGTTCACCGGGACGTGAGCGCCGCGATCGATCACTTCGATCGCCTCGGCAACGTCATCGCCAACGACGTCGTCACGCCGTTTGGCCAGACGCAGATCCTCAACCCGCAGCACAGCCGCAGGGCGATTACCCTGCAGAGCTCCGATGCCGCCGTCCTGGTGTCGGACGAGCATACCCTGCGTTCCATGGTGCAGCCGCAGAATGGCTACACCAACACCATCGTGTACGCTCTGGGGCGTCGTGCCGACAAGCACATCATCGACGCGGCCCTCGGGACGGCAACCACGGCGGCGGTTACCGCAGGCACCGGCGTCATCACCTACGGTACCCAGGTCCTGCCGTCCGCCCAAAAGGTTGGCGGTGCGACCGCGTTCGATCTGACCAGGGTTATCTCGGCTTACGAGAAGCTGTCGAAGGCCGGGGTTCCCAACGGTTCCGGTGAGCGGAAGATGCTCTACGGTCCGGGTCAGCTGCGTGACATTCTGGCCATCACGCAGGCTTCGTCCTCGGACTTCACCAAAAACCAGATCCACGATCGCGGGACCATCAACGGTGTGCAGTGGGAGGGTTTCGACTGGATCGAGATTGCAGACGTTGTCGATCCGTCGGTGACCGTGCTGCAGCGGATGCTGCCTCTCACCTCCACCACTCGCTCTTGCATCGCGATGCACAAGGGCGCCCTCGGCCTGTCGATCGGCCGGGATATCCAGACCAAGATCAGCGAGCGGGCTGACCTGAACAACTCCCTCCAAGTCCGTGCGGTCATGATGCAGGCCGCTGGGCGTCTCTGGGAGGGTGGTGTGGTTCAGGTCGATGCGCTCGAGAACTGAGGAGACTGAGATATGGCCGCGGTTCTCAGGGACACAACGCTTTACGACAAGCTCCACGTCAAGAAGTACGTCGGAGACGCGCGGGACCGAGGTGGCCGCGTAGTCCCGATTCCGTTCGAGTTGACGGTGGTGTCACCCTCAACCGTGGCGGATACCTACAACATGTGCGTTCTGCCCGCCAACTGCAAGGTTGTCGGGTTGGAGTGCACTTCCGACGGCCTCGGGCCGTCTGCCGGTGGTGGTCGTACTTTCGCTCTCGGTGACTCGGGGAACGCCACTCGTTACATGGTCGCGACGGACTTCGACGTGGCCAACGCTCAGGGTGCCCTGGCCAACACCGGGCAGGGATACAAGCCCTCGGCGGACACCATCGTGGTTGGCACCATCGCTGGTGGCGCCGGGGTGGTGGGCAAGGTAGTCAAGGGCTGCTTCTTCGTGGTTCCGGCGGCCTAGTGAAGTGACTGTGTTCAGCACGCCGGGCATGGGCGCGTACGGAGGGTCATGGTCGGCGGGCGGCTACAGCGGGTGCGGCAACGTGGAGGAGCTACTAGGCTCCCTGCGGGGCCGCCCCGCTGTAGTTTGTGGTAACGCGCAGGGCGTCTTCGATCAGCTGGAGGTGTTGAGGTTACGATTCGGCTTGGGTCTGGTCGTGTTCGGGGTTAACGACGTTGGTATGCACTTGCCGAGGTTGGACCACTGGGTAAGTCTCCATTCGGACCAGTTCGAGCAGTGGAAACCGGTTCGGTGGATGCACCACAAGGCGGATGAGTGGGCTAAGTATCACGGGGTGAATCCGAAACATCTTTACGTCGATTACGCGTGGGAGCTCTTGACGCCGATTATGGCGCTCAGCGGTTACTTCGCAATGCAGATAGCTTGGCTGATGGGTTGCAGCCCGATTATCTTGGCTGGTTGTCCAGGGGATGGGACGCCCAGGTTCTTTGAAGCCAAGCAGCGCGGTGGGTTTCAGTACGGATCGGGGGAGACGGGGTCTGACAAGGGGATCCGACAGCAGGTAGTTAACGAAATGAATCGCGTGCCGGAGTTCAAAGCTGCGGTCCGCAGCATGAGCGGCTGGACGCGCGAATTCTTTGGAGGTGTCTGATGGCGGCTTTCGCGACGTTCGCGGCGGCGGAGATTCGGGCCAAGGCGAAGGTCCTGGACAAGACCTGGATCAACGCCCATGCGGCCCGTACCAAGACTGGGACCATCTGTGTTCGGGTTCAGCGCAAGTTGAGCCCTTCTGACCCGGATTGCGGGGAGTGGGTCGAGATCACGGATGACGGCACCGTTTAAGCTCGTCGGTGACTGCAATCGATGCGGCCGGTGCTGCGAGCCGGTCGTTCAGGGTCGGAGGATGCGTTGCATCTTCTTGGCCAATAAGACGTATACCGGGTTGCCGGGGGCTACGATCTG